CCTCTTGCGAGCCTTGAAACTTACAAATCCCTGAAGGTGAGGAGTTCCGGTTTCAGCTATCTCTCTACCGGCAATCAAATAACGGATGTGTGGGTTCGGGAGCTTCATCCTCTGAACACTCTCCTCAGTGTAGTTGTTCAGCGTAAAACACCAATTCTTCGCCCTACTCAACGCAGTTGCCTCACTGCTATGACGGGCTAAATGGTGGGGAATACCTGGCCTCATTGTCCAGAATTATATGGTCCTTTTAATTTATGTAGTGATTATTTACATTCATAACAACCCTGCTGCTGCAAACGGAAGTACCGTCTCTGTTGCACCCAACAATGCTTCACCACCTTCTACTGCTAACGGCTCTGCCGCTCTCATTGTAGTTGCAGTGTACATTGCTGCTATACCAGCGAGCGAGGCTGCTGTACTCGCCAATTCTTTACCTACGTGCTCGACAGTACCTACTCCTTCAGTTACATCACTTGCGAAGTTTTTAATCCTACCAGTTACACGACGGAAAGCATCACTATGCGATCGCTTTTTCACGGGAGTCACCAATGCAGTCTCGTTAGACTCAGCTACTGCTATATCATCGGCCGTTTCGGCTAAATCCTCGCTCCTAACCGACGAAGCATTAGTTGCCGCCTCTTTACGATACTCATTAGCATCGCTTACAGGAATCCTACTACGACTTGTGTCTGTATGGAAACGACGATTCACGTTATTCTCCTCTATTAACAACTCGTGATTAGATATCACGCGCGCTAATAACGTAGTATCAGGCTCAGCGATCAAACGGATTAATATTATTTCAAACGAACCATCAAATAAATAACGGTGAGCTTGGTTCCAACCAAGACTAGAATAATCGACGTTGTTATATATCTTCGAGTCGTCATCACGCCCTTTGGCGAAGTCGACACGATGATCTATCATTTTGAAATCATGGTCTGTATTCAAAGCCACGGGACTAAACGTCAACGACGATAAGTCACGTAAACCACCACTTTCGTATGATTCACTCTGACTCCAATCTGTTACTTCAATGTCTTCGCAATACGCGCCATTCATTGTCACAGATAACGCAGCTTGGTCATACTGGAAATACCTACTAATCATAGACACAGGTACACGAATACTCTCATAGTAACCACCACCTACTGTGGCACCCGATATCAAACTCAACTTCAAACCTAGTGACACCTGCCTCCAATGTGAATACACTTTATTCGTCGACAGATAATAACTATCATCTGCGATGTCATTCGCGTTCGCTTTGTCAACGTTATTCTGACCAGTACTAGATACGTTGGGTTCATATGTATAATCATTACCAATCTTAGTAAACACATCAAAATATGTATTCATTCCTGGATACAGGATTATCATCTTAGATACGGTTGTACTATAGAAATTCAAAGTTGTTAAACAACGGTGACGTGCGCCTATACTAGACGGCGCTTTGCCATCCGGAATCTTAGGTGTAAACGTTGATGTGCTAAAAGGATCTAAATACACGCTTAACTGTTTAGACGCATTCGACATACTAACCCACTCGCTTCTTTTTATGACCTCCATGAACTGCGTTCCTACGATTCATACGCTGAGCGGCCTCCAATCGTGAACCCATATCGTGAGTCTCCGTCGCATAACGACTTAAACTATCACCTATATCGGGAGCTAATTCGATGTTCTGTACGGCGTCGGCTAACACAGACGTGCCTACTTTACCTGTCACATGGACACAAATGCAGTCGAAACTCCTGTCAAACTCCTTTCCTACCATCGGGTCGTCGTCGTTCACGTAAACACTATCCTGTAATATAGAATAAGGGTAATCACTGCCTGGTGGAGTTAGCTCGGCATATAAGCCGATCTTTGCTACGTTGGAAGATGACAGCTTCTTTCGCCACGGATGAGTCAGATTGTTTGGTCGTAACGACCACACCATTCTGTCCATCTCGGCCATTGACCCGGACTGATAAGAAGGCTGACTAGCCCAATTACCTGATGATAAACTGTCTTTCAATAACTCATTCGCATTTAACGTTATGTGACTTCCTGTCCCCACGTTGCTTACGATATGATTATTCAATAGGAAATTCTTATTTGCACGAGGTAGGGGAAAACGTACGCTTTCCCACCACCCCTCGTTGTTGTCGTCGTTGTTGATATTCTTCAACGACAACTGAGAAGACACTAACCGCCACATACCACTCTCGCCTGTTGTATCTTCTATCGATATCATACCGTCTTCTGTTAAATTTAACATGCCGGCATTCTCGCTATGACTACCTATTGTTATGGAAAAACGGTCAGACTCATTGTTGTGATACGTATCCAAAGGATAGTAATCAACACCTACGTCAGGAACTATATGAGAAGCGTTCTTACGTATAGCTGACGTAAAATATGTCTTATAACCTGGAAACAAATAATACCACATCTCGGTCGTATCCGACGGAAACGCTTTATTACCGGTTATCATATTACGTTGCCCTATACTTGTTAACACAGAACCATCCGGTATCTTGGGATTCAACGTCGCCAACGAAAAGGCATCGTTGTACACGCGCAACTGACGCGCGCCCTCACTCTGAACTGCAGGACTCACACGACGCGCGCTACGGCGCGTCCTACGTTTGCGACCCTTACGGATAGCACGTACCACCATTTTATGACGTCAACCACTAACACACCTACGAGAATACAGTCCCCATACTCAAAACACGTAGAACTCAAGTAGACGCTTATGTACCAAAGCTACACAAGTCTACACACGTGGACCCAAATCTTTAACTACCGAACCCACACAAATATACGTGGAATGGACCGGGGATGCTTTTGGCGTAATAATGTAAGCCAAAAGCTGTCGGTCCATAGTCTGGCTGACGTCACTACCACCTTACGCTGGTTCCACTATCTCCTTATATATTTGATTTATACGACTACCTAACGTCTCCAACGTAAATCTTAACGAACACATACGTACGTATGACGTAAGATGAATCACTAAACTAACGACAGCAACTACGTTGTTGAATAAACTTATATACATCATTACACGATCCATCATTAATAGTTTTTATGATTAAACGTTATCTACGTCACTATCGGATTCGGAACCAGAATTTTCATTCGAAACCACGACCGACTCCGGCGCACGAATAGCCATATTCAAACGGAATTCACCTTCAATCTCACCCAACGTTTCAAACGTCATCGCATCAAACAGGTTTACAGGTTCCAACCCACGCACAATTCGTACTACCGTATCGCGGTTGCGTGGAGTGTCCGGAAAAATAAACTCTCCAAAGAAGTCTCCTGTCGTACCCTCATCCGACACATCGTCATCCGAGTTAATACTCACAGTACCGTCGTCGTCAAATACCTGCAACAACGTCTCCTGTGTGTGGTACTCCTCCATCGACTCCATAATAGTCGAAGTACGTACCACCGTCAATAAATCATGGGCACTTACGCCATGACGGGACGCAATACTAGACACGATCCGACCAGCTGACATCTGAACGAGAAGTCGCATTTCCGAAATCGTCTCTTGCAGAGCACGTGTCATTCGTTCCTCGTCAGTTTGCGGATTCATGTCGAGAATAGCCATTTTTTTTTGTGAACAAAGAAATATAATCAAAATCCTTACCAGGTTTCTTGAATATACCGGCGATTAATCTTGTTTTAAATATCTTTTTTTGGCGAATGTTTCGTTGGCGCTAGGGTTAGGTTATGAGCTAGGTTATGAGCTACATTTTTTTTTCTTTTTTCTTTTTCTTCTTTTTCTTTTTCTTCTTTAATGGATACATCGATTCAATATACGTTACGTTGGCGTTTCACAACGGATCGTTTGGACAGCAACTGGTACAACGTCTGCCAGACTATGGACCAACAGCTTTTGGCTTACATTATTCGTAACCATGTCTGCATACGAATCATTCCATTACAACTATCAACGACGTATACGACATTGGGACTATACTATATATGTTAGGGAGGAATTAAGTAGAGGGGAATACTAACGTTTTACGGATCTGATCTCGTTTAATCCTGATTCTTATTTTGTTAGACCACTATTATCTTATAGCGATCAGTCGACAGCTTCGACATATCGGGGTGTTCGTTTAACATCACTACGACATGGGGTGTTTTGAAGACCTTGAAACGGCTTTCATACTTCGAACACCACACATACCCATTCTTGACTTCTTCGATGAAGTCGTATTGGAGAAACTCACCCTGCTTTGACCTTGGACAATCAATGAACACAGCACGAGGCACATCACACAAAGCAAACGCCATGTCAGCTTTTTTACCGGGGCAAAGTACCTGAGCATCTTCTTGCATGTGACAGAAATAATGAGCAAACCAAGTCTTGCCACTATTCCCTGTTTCATCGACCACAAAATAAATCATTCTAGAATCTGGTTCTCTACGAAGTACAGCGTACATTTCGATTTGCCAGTCCCTTAAAGGGTGGAAATCAAACACAAACCCTGTCCGTTGGTCTGCTATATACTCCGACACGAAACGGAAATGTTTGCTGTAAACGTCAGAGAATTGCTCTCGCACTTCTCGCATGTCAGTTAACCCTTCTTTAACCGCGTTCTTGAACTCTTCCAAGGATGCGCGATCAGCGTTGTTGTTGCCGCGAGTCTCGATTGCAACACCGACCTCGAAATAGTCATCATCCTTCTTGCAGTACTCAATACTGGCAGCGACGCACCTTGTAACCGACAAATGACATTGACCGATCAGAGTCACCACCTGAGATAACCTCTTGCGAGCCTTGAAACTTACAAATCCCTGAAGGTGAGGAGTTCCGGTTTCAGCTA